CGAAAACCCAGTCACTCTTAACGAGGACTTCATAAAAGAATTCCCACCCGTCGATCGGATCATCGCGGTCCAAGACGAACCGCATTTCCTATTCGACGCTTACTTCTCCATGCGTTGCGCACGGCCTATGCCGCTCTACGGAGTCCCCGGATTCATAGATCATTTTTGATCTCCGACTCTTCCCTCTCCGTAGTAACTATGCAAAGCAAACGCAAACAATCGGGCTTCCTCGACCCAATAACAGTCGGCGCGATCATCACCGGCGGCTCCGCCTTAGCCGGCGGAGTGCTCTCCGCCTTCGGTGCTGGTCAGCGCAATGAAGCCCAAATCGCGTCCTCACGCGAACAAATGGCATTCCAAAAAATGATGAGCGATACAGCTCATCAACGCGAAGTAAAAGACCTTCGCGCCGCAGGCTTAAACCCCATCCTCTCCGCCACTGGCGGACCCGGTGCATCCACGCCCGCTGGTGCTCAGGCACAAATACAAGACGAACTCACGCCCGCAATATCAACCGCGTTACAAGCATCACAGATAAACCAAACGCTAAAAAACATGCGGGCGCAAGCAACTAATACGAAAGAAGACACAGCACTAAAAAGCGGGCAAATAATGCTAAATTCCCAAACAGAGGATGTAAAACACCAAGAAGAAATCAATCTCAAGGCGGACCTACGCCGCATCGAGGCCCAAGCGGAGCTGGCCGAACTTCTTGTCCCTGGGGCCAGAAACCTTCAATCAATCGAGTCCGGCCCCGCCGGGCTCCCACTCAAATACGTTGAGAAAATACTCAACATGATCCCCGGCATAGGCGTACTAATCGGCGCCGGGGGCAAAAAAGGCGGCAAAACTGGCAAGACCAGTGCCGCTGGACCCGCAAAATATAACCAACTTCCAATTAGGAAATAAAATGCCAATCAAAACTGCCTACGGCAAAAAACCCCGCGTCAGACATGACACGGGAACTCAATCGCACGTCAAACAATCGTTTAAAAACGAGTGCGATATAAACCTGATCATGGCTAAATATCAGAAAACGGGCGTCGTCACACATGTGCGACAAAACGCCGAAACCTACGGTTTCGCTCCCGCCGTCTCCTTCCACACAGCCATGAATCTCATAACCAAAGCGACCGAACAGTTCGACGGCTTGCCGTCTAAAGTTCGCAAGCGCTTCAATAATAATCCTGCAGAATTCCTGAAATTCTGCGAACAACCCGACAACCGTTCGGAGGCCGCTTTACTCGGCCTTCTCGAACCGTCGGAACCCGCTACAGAGTCTCCGCCCGCGCAGCCCTCTGATAGCCTCTCAGCGCCGCAGGCACCAAACCCGGCAGATACTGAACCAAGCCACGAATCTGCCTAAGTACAATTGCTTACTTGATATCAATTGTACTGACTGACACCACCATGCTAATCTCTCGCTCCAGCGAACAGGCTTACGAAACAGCTACTAGCCCTCAGCAAGGATGTAGACCTCATGGCATATCGCAGAAAGATGACAAAAAAGAAGTCCAAACGCTCCTTCAGAAATGGAGCCAAACGCACGCCTCGAATCAATACGAGGGCGACCCCGATGCGGGGTGGCATCCGGCTTTAGCCGGTGGCCTGCTACAAACCGTTAAAGGGGTATAGATCCCCCAACGGTAAAATCACCTTCGACAGAAAAAACTCGACCGGGGCAATGACCTCGGTCCCCTGCGGCCAATGCATTGGCTGCCGCCTGGACTACTCCCAATCCTGGGCAATCCGTTGCCTCCACGAAGCCTCCCAACACGAAGACAATTCCTTCATAACTCTGACCTATTCAGAACCAAACATACCCGACGGTGGCAGTCTAAATAAAAAACACTATCAAGATTTCATGAAGCGTTTACGCAAAGAAATCTCACCCAAAACCATCCGGTTTTACCAGTGCGGCGAATACGGCGAAAAGCTCACCCGACCGCACTATCACGCCCTTATCTTTGGCTATAACTTTCCCGACAAAGAACTCTGGTCCTTCGGACAGGGCAAAACTCCCCTCTACAGATCGACTCAACTCGAGCGCCTCTGGCCCCTGGGCTTTAGCACAGTGGGCGAGCTGACCGTTGCATCGGCAGCCTACTGCGCTCGTTACTCAATGAAAAAAATACGCGGCAAAGCACTTGAAATCCGCGATCTCGATACCGACTTACTACCCTACCAACGAGTCGACGACTTCGGCGAAATCGTAACTGTAATCTCCGAGTACTCGACCATGTCTCGGGGCGGCCGGACCGGCCACGGCATAGCCTATGACTGGTATCAAAAATACAAATCCGACGTCTTTCCCGACGACTTTGTCGTCATAGACGGAAAGCGACGACCGACTCCCAAATACTATCGATCTCTGCTAGAAAAAGAGGATCCAAAACTAGCGTCTGAATTATCGCTAAAAAGACAAGCACAATCAGACCTGCACAAATCCGACCAAACGTACGAACGCTTAGCGGTTCGCGAAAAAGTAAAAAAAGCACAAATCACCTCACTTAACAGGACATACGAACATGGACCATAAACTATTCTCAATCTATGACCAGAAGGCTTATGCCTATCTCCCTCCGTTCACGCTTCCCCGCGTTGAACAAGCAATTCGCACTTTCAGCGATTGCGTTAACTCTCCCGACCACGCCTTCGGCCGTCATCCGGCCGACTACACACTCGTTGAAATCGGCGAATATGACGATTCAAACGCAAAAATAACCGTGCACGAAGTGCACATAGTGGTCGGAACTGGTATAGAATTCCTCCGCAGCAAAAACACACCAAGCGGAGACCCACCAAATGGCGACATCCAATCGGTCAGTAATGACCCACCAATTCAGCCAAGTCCCATCGGTGGAAATTCCTCGTAGCTCCTTCGACCGATCCCACGGTCTCAAAACAACATTCGACGCCGGACTCCTCATCCCCATCCTGGTGGATGAGGCGTTACCCGGCGATACGTTCAACCTCAAAATGACGGGCTTTGCCCGTCTCGCCACACCTATATTCCCAATCATGGACAACATGTTCATGGAAACATTCTTCTTCTTCGTCCCTCACAGACTTGTCTGGGACAATTGGGAAAAATTCAATGGCGCACAAACAAATCCGGGAGACAGCACCGACTTTGTTATCCCTCAAGTTCAAGGCCCCGGCGCAGGCTACGGCCAAGACACAAATCCCCTCGGGGATTACTTCGGCCTTCCTATTAATGTCGCTGGCACTTTCTCAAGTGTCCTGCCATTTCGGGCTTGGAATCTCATTTACAATGAATGGTTCCGAGATCAAAACCTTATTGATTCCGTCCCCAATAACACAGGCGACGGACCGGATAATGAACTCGACTACAACTTGTACCGTCGGGGCAAACGCCACGACTACTTCACCTCCTGTCTCCCCTTCCCACAAAAAGGCGATCCCGTAACCCTACCCCTCGGAATCTCAGCACCCGTCGTCCCAATAGGCGACGAAATACCCACCTTCGAGGGCGTTGACACGCCCGACCAAATCCGCCCCCTCGCATCAGCATTAAACGAAGACGCAGTCCAATGGGGCGGAACCCAGTCTGGCTTCAACCAAGACTACAAATGGGCGGACCCCGCCCTTTTCACGGACCTTACGGACGCCACTACTATCACCATCAACGCCCTCCGCCAGGGCTTCCAAGTACAGCGCCTCTTAGAGCGCGACGCCCGCGGAGGCACCCGTTACACGGAAATAATACGCTCTCACTTTGGCGTGGTATCACCCGACCAAAGGCTACAACGACCGGAATATCTTGGCGGCGGCAGCTCGCCAGTCATAATCTCCCCGGTCGCACAAACGTCAGAGACCGATCCTTCCGGTCCTGACGCATCTCCACAGGCAAACCTTGCCGCAATCGGCACAGCCGCACTAAATAATCACGGCTTTACCAAATCCTTCACCGAACACGGCACCATCATCGGCATAATCTGCGTTCGCGCAGACCTCACATATCAACAAGGCATGAACCGCATGTGGTGGCGGGAAACCCGCTTCGACTTCTTCTGGCCAGCACTGGCCCACATAGGCGAACAAGCCGTGCTCACCGGCGAAATACAATACGGCACCGACGTAGACCTCCGCGAAACCGTTTTCGGTTTCCAAGAGAGGTTCGCCGAATATAGATACAAACCATCCCAAATAACCGGCAAATTCCGCTCGGATGCAGACGGTACTCTCGATGCTTGGCACCTTAGCCAAGACTTCGAAAACCCAGTCACTCTTAACGAGGACTTCATAAAAGAATTCCCACCCGTCGATCGGATCATCGCGGTCCAAGACGAACCGCATTTCCTATTCGACGCTTACTTCTCCATGCGTTGCGCACGGCCTATGCCGCTCTACGGAGT